TAGACGCTACTGCGTTCGTGAACAGATTACCGAGTGGCGCTACGGTCGCCGGTATGTTTATTGGGAAACCACTTGTAATTAAGGAAAATATATGAAGAATTTTATCGCTCTAGCATTAGTCATGCTAGCAACTCCAGCAATTGCTCAGAAAACACCCGTTGGTGTAACCTATGATGCAAAGATCGTTCGAGCAATTGATGGAGATACGATTGTCATCGAGGCACCATACTTACCAGCTCCGCTCAAGCCTGAACTCGGCGTTCGTATCTTTGGTGTTGATACTCCAGAAAAAAGCTTTCGTGCCAAGTGCGAGAGCGAAAAGAAGCGTGGAGAGCAAGCTTCTGTTTTTGTCAAAGATGTAATTGCTGGTACGAAGAAACATCAGGTTGTTCTATATGATTGGGACAAGTTTGGTGGCCGTGTACTCGGTGACATTCTGCTTGACGGCATGAGCCTTCGCGATCTGCTTATTAAGAACAGCTTTGCTCGAGCATATTTCGGAGATGCAAAACAGTCTTGGTGCAATTAAGCATGTACAATTAAAGAAAAACATTGTATATATAGTATATCAGTTGTTGACAATCAACAATAAAGGCGGAAAGACCGGGGTTCGACTCCCCGCACCTCCACCATCTACTATGCATTAATCCGGATACGGTTATAATCGTATCCCGAACATGCCAGGAAGCCGAAGCGTGTTTGCATAGTAGATGATGGGGGTGACCTTGGAATTCGATTTTCGTGTAATAGGGCGGTTCGAGACTGATTGCCTGGCAAAGTGCCACTAAACATAAATGCTAACGATAACGATAGCTTTGCAGATATCCGCCTAGCGGCATGATCTACACGGGTATGGCTCCACCTTGGAACAGAACGGGCCACTTGCTACCAGTTGAATCTCTGGTGCTACGAGTCACCAGAAAAACCGCTGGTGGTAGTATAAATAAAATATCACGACGGAGGTTAGAATCCTCCATTGACTCTTGCAAAACTTCAAGTCTTAGATGGCTAGAAAGCGGCATCATTCGGATGTCACCGACGAAAACACTAATGATTTTGCATTTCCAGTAAGAGGGAAATGGATGGAAGATACTTCGTTATTCTCTTGTGTATCTTCTTATAGCGGCAGAAAACTATATGGCTGGGATGCCTGTAAAGTAGTCTCTGTTTGCCAAAGTCATTGAGACTAAGAGGAAGAACATGAAACTTTTCGAAACTAGAAAAGATTTCCCGTATCTACGCTGGGCCGAAGGCTTTGTCATAGGTATCATTGCAGTAACAGGCGTGGCTTTGGCTACACCAAACAAAGAACCTGAAGTCAAGATCGTAAAGGTCCCAGTCATTCAGGTAATCGAAAAAGAAAAAGTCGTAAAGAAGCCAGTCTATCTGAGCAACTACGACAAAAAACAAATCCAATGCATGGCCGAGAATACATACTTCGAAGCAGGCCATGAACCTTATAAAGGTAGGATTGCGGTAAACAATGTTGTTTTGAACCGCGCAAAAGACGATCGTTTCCCAAGCACGCCATGTGGAGTTATCAATCAGAGAACTGCGCGCGTATGCCAATTTTCATGGAAGTGTGAGGGTGGAAAAAGAATTCGTGATGGTGTAGCCTTTGCAAAAGCAAAGGAAATCGCCGAACATGTGTATCTCGGAAATTACGGTGACGTAACAAAGGGAGCAAAGTTTTACCACGCTGACTACGTAAGTCCGTCATGGGGTAGAGTGTTTGCTCGTACGACTAAGATTGGTGCACACATTTTTTATAGAGGATGATATTATGGTGGACGACGTCATTTCAACGAAAGCATTGACTTCTGAAAAGTTCATTAAAGAAATTGAACGACTGGTTATTAATTATGATTTAGATTATATGGATGCCGTCGTCCACTATTGTGAAAAGAATAACATCGAGATCGAGGCTGCTGCGAGTATCATTCGTAGTAACATTCGTATCAAGGCAAAGCTTCAAGACGAAGCAGAAGAACTCAACTTCATGCCAAAGAGGGCTAAGCTACCAGTATGACTCCATTCGAGAGCTACACCACTTTCCTCGCCCTTAAAAACCACTTCACAACAGACAGCTATGACTACATCAAATACAACGGCAAGATAGGCGCAAAGCCTTCGAGCTTTGATGTACGTAAGGACAAGTATCAGTTCTATAAGTTGTCGAAACATAAAGATCCACTCAAATATCTTGTTGCCAACTTTGTAGATGGCGATTTAAAATGGATAGGCGATCTGTTCGGCGATGACTCAGAGAAAGTGTACAATGAATGGTTGAAGAGACAGCAGTCTCTTTCTTATATCTTCGAAGAAGACGTAAAAAAACTATGTACAAATTTCAATGATTGTGTTATTGTAAAGAATGGGCAACATCCCTTCTTACTGAAACAATATCTTCGTCGAGAGATTTCTATCGAGACGGTGATTATCCTCAATGATATCTTCGGGTTCTTCGGTCATTGGAACAAGAAGATTGAGGATGGTGTCCTATGGCCCAGCATCCACAAGAAGCTGCTGAAGTATAAGCCTTTCTTTCATTATGATGCATTTAAATGTAGAAAAATTGTCAAGGCTGCCTTTACTTCATGATAAATACAATTGCAGTTCGCTGCAATCTAAATACTTCGAAACATACCGACATATAGGAGATTACTATGTCATTTGCAGACCTTAAGCGTTCTTCCAACTCTTCTTTTGAGAAGCTCACCAAAGAACTTGCTAAACAAAATACCACATATTCAGATCCCGACGAGGGAAAGTATTGGAAGCCTACCGTTGATAAAGCTGGTAATGGATACGCCGTGATTCGTTTCCTTCCTGCTCCAGTCAACGAAGACATTCCTTTCACTCGCATCTGGGACCATGGATTCCAAGGACCAACAGGTCTTTGGTATATCGAGAAGTCGTTGACGACTCTCGGTAAAGACGATCCCGTGTCAGAATACAACAGCGTTCTTTGGAACACTGGTCTTGACTCTGATAAGGAGATCGCACGCAAGCAGAAGCGCCGCTTGGCATACCACAGCAACATCTATGTTGTGAAGGATCCAGGCAATCCTGCGAACGAAGGTAAGGTTTTCCTGTACAAGTACGGAAAGAAGATCTTCGATAAGCTGAACGACCTCATGAACCCAGGTTTTGAGGACGAGAAGCCAGTAAATCCTTTCGATCTTTGGAACGGTGCTAATTTCAAGCTCAAAATTCGTAAGGTCGAAGGTTGGCCTAATTACGATAAGTCAGAATTCGACTCTCCCGCACCACTGTTCGATGATGACAGTGAGCTTGAACGTGTCTACACTCAAGAGTATTCGCTTGCGGAACTCGTAGATAAAAAGCAATTCAAGTCTTATGAGGATCTCAAGACTCGTCTGAACACTGTCTTGGCTCTTTCTGCGGAACCTGCCAAGATTCGCGGAGTTGATCGTGATGAAGAGGAGTATAAAGCTCCTGCGCCTACCTTCAAGGCGGCTGCTGCACCTGCTGCGGCTTCTACGGTCGATGAAGACGACGATGATCTCGATTTCTTCAAACGACTTGCCGAAGAAGATTGATAAGGTGGGAAAGGGGGCCGAAAGGTCCCCTTTCTTTTTATCCGTGTGCCGCTTGCTCGTAGTTGACTTTTGCAATTAATCCCATACGAATCAAATACCAGTCAATATTCGAGTTATCAGATTCTGTCTGCGCGCCTTGCATTCCCGAAGAACTCGAGCTTGGGCTAGTGCTCAAACTAATTGGCGCTGGTATCGAAGCCGCTGCATTTTCAGGAGTTTTCAAATCGACCATCGCAGTCGTTTTTTCTCTGGCGGCTTTTGCAATGTTTCCTGACATTGTGTCATTAAAGCCTAGAAGTTGAGATCCAGACACATACTCTTGTTTACCGAAGGAAGCACGCGCGATCGTACCAAGAGCTTCCATTGCACCTTTGGTTAAATTAACTCCAGTGGCTATAACTTGATCTAATATACCAGGTTCGGAACCACCGGTATGGCGACTAGTTCCTGGAATTTCAATATGCCATGGTTCCCACGACATTGGAAATGTTAAACCGAATCTAGCTGCATTCGCGTGTGCCCACGTTTGAGCTGGCCCAGGTTTGGCTATGTCCAGATCTGCCGCGGCACCGTAGTTGTGATTAGATTTTCCAGGAGGTGCTACCCATTTTCTTGCCGCCTTTTCACTGCCGTATTCTTTAACAGCC